ATATACAGTACCCTATATTAAGTCCTATAATCGCAAACGTCCCAAAAAACCCTCCAGGGGGCCCCTCCGGGGCGGCCCCTCCGGGGAGGCCCCTCCGGGGAGGCCCCTCCGGGGAGGCCCCTCCGGGGAGGGTCTTGCCAGACGGGCCACCTGCGGCGAGCTTTATTATAGTTTCTCATGGTCCTCATCGTCCCTAGGCCGCTTACTGCTGGGTTTCCTCCCCATAATCGACGCAAAAGATCGCATATCTTCGGCTCTTATTTCCTCCTCTTCAGTAGCGCCGGAAGGGTTAAACTCTTCGTGTGTAGCCAACTCAGAATCCACCATTGCCCGTATGGCGGGAGGATTCATGTTTCCATCTAACGCAGCTATACGCAACGCCTGCGCCGCTATCTCGGCTCGGCGAAGATGCTCTTCATGCTCAGCTTGAAGCTGAGCATTCAATCTAGCATTATCTCTCCCATTCCTCGCATAAAAACGTGACCTTGCATTGTAATATGCAAGGTCAGTCACGCGTTGCTCGATTGCGCGAACTCTCCTTTGCATCGCCACAATGTTTCGTTGCGCGTTACGCGCCATTGCAGCCATTACATTCCGCGTTGCATTCCGTGCGTCAGCAACTTGCTGAGCCCTGGCTCTGCGGTTAAGCTCTTCCGCTGTGTATCCTTTCGGTACCCATTTCCGCTTAACCATTTTTTATTTTTGTCCTTATTCCTGTACGCAGGCCAGGCCAAAAAGTCTAAGGGTAATACTGTAAAAATGGCCTGCATTTTTGCCCTTAGACTTTTATGACAGAGTTGGTTTACGGCTACCACTAAAAATGTCGCAGCGTCGTTCCTCCGCTGCAACATTTCTAATGCCAGCTGCCGCTACGTACTCCAGACCATCGGAATACAAGGTTCTAAAGACGGCCCTACGGGACGCTAACGCTCCGTTTCTTTAGAACCATTGTATTCCGCGCGTAAACGCGTAGGTCTGGATAATCAACCATAACCCAACGCGCTCCGCAGAGTGCTGGTCAGTCCCATCACAGAATGTAGGTTTTTCACCAACATTCTTAGAGTGATTGTCGTTTTTGTGTTGTCATTCCCAAACTTGGCCCATGCCAAAACCTATCTCAGTGAACGCCAAAAGCGCGCGTTGGATCTGCACAATATACGACTATGACAAGTACGGTACCCCCACACAATGGATGTCAATTCTTTGTGAGAAATTCAACATCACCTACTACGTCCTTGGTGAAGAGCTTTGCCCGTCTACCGGTCGGCGACACCTCCAAGGGTACATCGAATTCGGCCACGGGCAGTCCGTCAATGATCGCAAGAAGCTCAGCACCATGCGTGGATTACAAAAGGCTGCTGGATGCAAGCGTAAAGATGTTATCGCATGGTGGAATACTATCCATTGGGAAATCCCTAACGGCACCCCCAATGAGCAACGTCTATATTGTACGAAGACGCGACCGGAGCGTACAATCGCCGGTATTAAATATCCAGCCGATATTCCCAACCTTGTCGTACACGAATGGGGAACCATTATGCCTGAGGCTAACGCCATAGGCACCAAAGCACGAAAGGATGAGTCCCATCAAGGTGAACGGACCGATCTTGATTTTGCCAAGGATCTAGCCGACGCTGGAACCGTTACGGACTATAAGTCGGCGTGGGCCACCCGTGGTTTGTCTTGCCAGGCCTCTTCTCTCCTCCTGGCCCACCTGGCCCGAACCGAACCTGCTTCCAGAGGACAATCAATTGTTTTCTGGTTACATGGAGCGACTGGGTCTGACAAATCCCGACTCTCCAAGTGGGCTAAGCAGCACTTCGCCGACGAACTCGGATGGAATACATACACTTGTGGCACGACGTCGAAGTGGTTCTGTGGATACGACGACGACGAGGTTGCCATCATCGATGACCACAGAGCCTGTCACTGGGAATTCTCTCTGCTTCTCCGACTGCTTGACCGATACCCCGTCAATGTCGAGGTCAAGAACGGAAGAACTTGGTGGCGACCTAAAGTTATCATCATCACTTCCCCCGTGCCTCACGATATCTCCTACCAGGGACTACCACGATTCGATGGAGATATCGCACAACTCACTCGGCGTGTCACTCAACCCATGGGAGGAGAGTTTTTGTTCCAAACCGACGTGGATGGACCCGGAAGCGAAAAGCAGCGATTCCGCGACGCTATCGCTAGCATCGTGCTGGATTCCAAGCCAGAGATTCCTGTCCCGATTCCAGTGCTGGACAGAGGGGACTCCGCTGGATCTGGAGGATCTGTCGGAGCTGGCGGATCTGTGCGACTGGGCGACGGAAACGTTGTCGATCTCTCAGGCCCCGGAGCTTCTCAAGACTCCATGCACGAGCTCTGTGGATCTAATGGCGATGGAACCTACACCGCCGCCAGCGCCCCGGGGCCGCAGAGCAAAGAAGCGTACGAGAACTTCTGGGACGATCCCGACTGGGCCATAGGATTTATGTGAGTGGCCCACATAAACACTGCAAATATATATACATTCTCAATGCCTCGATACAAGCGCTCCTATGCTAGCCGCAAACCGTACCGTCGCAACAAATCTGGCCGATACGGCAACATGCTTCTTCGGAACTATAACCTCGGAGGAAAAGTCATTTCCCCCGAAGACAGAATGCTCATGTTCGGTGCAAACTTTAATCAGCGCCTTCTCAATCCTGCTCTTAGCGCTCCAACTGCTCGCCAAGCAATGGCAAGAAAGGCTTTCCGCTACTACGGCCCCGGAGACTACGGCGCCACAGGTAATCAATATGGTTTGTTCAACTTCGGCTCCGGTGCCCTCACAGGCGCCGCTTCCGGCAACCGAGTCTCCGGCCTCGGAGACTACTCCGGTGGGGACAACACACCGCAGTCCAACCAGATCGTCGAGGGTTCTACGGACAAGCCCCTCTCTGTAAACGCGAGTTACGACTTGTCTGGAGACGTCTACTTCTCCCACAGAGAATTCGTTGGAAACGTTTATGCTACGGCCACTAATTCGGCAGTGACAGCTCAAACCGTGTCTAGCGACTTCACGCTCGTGAGCTATCCTATCAACGCGGCTATCGAGGGCACTTTCCCCTGGCTTTCGCAAGTTGCTTCCAACTTCACGATGTACAAATTCATGGGGTGCATCTTCGAATACCGACCCACTTCCGGGGAAATGTCTAATGCTGGCAGCGCGGCATTAGGAAAAGTAGTCATGGCGACTCAATACGATCCAGATGCACCATCTTTCCCATCTTCGGTCGTCATGGAGAACTACGACTACGCGCATGCGTGCAAACCTTCCCAGCGGCAGTTACACGGCGTCGAAACAAAGCCGAGTCAAACTGCAACTGAGATGTTGTACACTCGCAACGGGCCAGTCACTAAAGACAGAGTCTTCACTGACTACGGAAACTTCCAGATTGCTACAGAAGGTGTGCCAATCAGCTGCCCTGCTTCTTCTACGACTTCCGTGGTTCTGGGTGAACTGTGGGTGTCTTACAAAGTCAAGCTCAGCAGAGCTCAACTCTTCAACTCGCTGGTTGGCAACTCCATACTCAGCGATATCGTCGCTGTGCGGGCTTCTCCATCCACATTCATCAACTTGTGGGCTCCATCCGGTTCTGCAAGCCCAATTGTCCGATTGCCTACGAACAGCAATCTTTTCACCATCGAAGAGACGACAATCTCAACCCGTTCGGCAGTACGCATTACGGCCGATCGCTCGCTCTCCACAGGATTGTACAAAGTTACCTATTGGAGAAGCCGTAACGCAACTACGAGTAACTGCACTTTCGCCTTCGCTGCAGAGCAGAACGGCACGCTGGTGTTACAACCTACGAACGACGGGGCTTCCAACAGCATCACCTACGTAGCCAACGCAGGCGTGGCACTGACAGGGACGCAGGTAACCGTCGAGGCACAATGCTACTGGCTCATCAAGGCGCCTGGCGCTACGCAGGCAATCATCAACCTGCAATCCAGCGCGGCTGCCGACACTTCGCACTACATGCGCATTGACATCCAGCAACAGCCGATGTCAATGCTCAATGCTGCGCAAACATCTATCGCTGCGCTCAACCCTTAATATACAGTACCCTATATTAAGTCC